TGGTTCCGCAGATACTGCAATATGGCTTGCTCGGCGGGCGATAGCTTTAACACGGCTATGCCTCTTCTGCGATTTTTATCGCTCTTCTCAAGCGCGTTTTTAGCTCAAGCCGTTGCAGATTAAAGATGGCCGCATCTAAATAATCAATGTCTGTGTCTTGCACATACATAATTGAGAGGTCTACGCAATCCAAAGCAATCTTGGCTTGGTCAAGCGTGATTGTTATATTTTTCATTCGTCTTCCCCCAGCGGTTGTATCTTGCCGTTACCATCGCAGTTATCGCAATCCTGAATTTCCGATCCGAAATCTCCATGCCAAGTGGCGCTTTGGCGAACCCAGACCTCGCGCTCAACTTGACCATCGCCATCGCATTCTGGGCAATCAATCTTATTAATCATAGCATGGCGCTCTTGATGAATAGTGGCATGGCAAATAATGCCAAGAGAAATAAGATTTCGCCAGCGATTTCAAATTTACGTTTCATAGCTGTTTCTCCTTTTAGCTGTACAATCAGGCTAATCCGTAAATCATCCTATGTAAAGCCTAAAGATGCACTTGCATAAACTTTTTTTAGGATGTAACGTCCTATCATATAACCTTGGAGGGGTGACATGAAAAAGGAAAGTCGAGTGGTTTTGACCGAGGCGCAACATGAGGCGCTGACGTTGGCCGCAGAGCGTGCTGGCATGGCGCTGGCCACGTTTATAAGGTCGGCAGCTATCAACGCTGCGGCCAATGTAGGCATTCACGCTGAACAACCTAGAGCCGACTAATGGTCAATGGGCGCAATAAGGGCGCGTCATTTGAGCGGGAAGTTGCCAATATGCTTAGAGATGAGCTTGGCATAGGCTTCAAGCGTGATCTTGAGCAATACCGATCTGGCGCGCACGCTGACCTCATACCAGACGATCCAGAGTTTCCGTTTAGCTTGGAGCTAAAGCGATACAAGGATGGCCCTATCGGCGGCTCTATAGGATGGTGGGAGCAAGTTAAAACTGCCGCAGAGCGTGAGCAAAAGATGCCGTGCTTGATTTACAAATATGACCGTAAGCCAATGCGATGCGTGATCCCGTTGGCTGCGTTGACTGATTGCGATCACGATTACACAGTGGAAGTGGACTTTGAGACCTTCTGCTATATTGCGAGGGAGGCAATGCAATGAAAGATGGTATTTTAATAGTTATTGCAAAGGATGCAAAAACAGTTGTGCAAATTGACGGGGTCTACTCGAGTCTTCATCCGATGGATTATCTAAAAGACCTTTCGCAATATTGGATCGAAAAAAACCAGCCAAACCACGCCAAAAAACTACGTTCCTATATTTGTAAAATTACAGCTGAATATTTGGAACCGAAAGGAACCTTGCCCGGACTTACCAAAACGGGAAATTATCTCGATATGAACCTTTCTGAACTCGAATTAGACACACGGTCATACAATGCGCTTATGGGAGAAAGAAATATAAAATTTGTTGGTGATGTTGTTCGTTTAAGCGATGCTGAACTTCTGCGCATCCCAAATTTAGGGCGAAGATCACTTAACGACATTAGAGCAAAAATCAAACTTGCAAAAAGCAAAGCACTTGCACTTAACTGGATGTGGTTTCATGATCCCCGCTAACCAACTTACCAACGCCCAATATCACGCCACTGACGCGATCAGCTCATCTGACGTGAAGCTAGTACACAGCAAGTCGCTGGCACACTGGAAAACCAAAGTCTACAAATCCAGCGTGGCCTTCGATCTTGGCACTTGCTGTCACTCAATGGTGCTTGAAGACGGCGCCGATGTCATACGCGGACCGGAAACCCGCCGAGGCAAAGCATGGTCAGAACTGCACGAACAGGCGCAGGCAGAAGGTAAAACCCTCCTGACTTGCGGCGACTATGATCTCGCGCAGGAGATGGCGCACAGCGTGCTTTTCCATCCGGCAGGTAAGCGCATGGCAGGCCCAACAACAGTCAATGAGGCGAGCTTTTTCACTACAGACCCAGTGAGCGGATTGCAGCTCAAATGCAGGCCCGATAGCTACTGGGACGCAAAAGGCGTCATCTATGACCTCAAAACCTGTCAGGACGCCAGCCCACGCGGCGTGGCAAAGGACATGCAAGCATATAACTACGCCATCCAAGCGGCGTTCTATATCTACTGTTTGAACCTGGCTGGCTATGAGGCCAACCAATTCGTCTTCGTGAATGTGGAAAAGGCTGCGCCCTTTGCAGTTTCAACGAATATATTATCACCCGAATATCTTGAGTGGGGTAAGCAACAAATGCACTTAACCCTAGACAAGATTGCTAAAGCCAACCAGGCCCAAAAGTGGGACACTGGTTGGTCAGAGATCACAAATGTGATTCATCTGCCGAAATGGCTTGAAGCCGACTTTTAAACTAGGAGAAAAAACATGGCAAATAACGACTTTAAATCAATCATGGTGCGAAACGTGGTTTTTAAGTGGCCCAAATTAAACGGGACATATCGCTATAACAGTGCAGAAAAGCGCAGTGAAGAGTGCGCACCAACAGCGTCAAACGCCGCATACTCAATAAGCTGGGATATGCCAGCGTCGGACGCTAAGGCATTTTATGCAGACCTAAAGGCGCACTATGAAGCCTGCGACCGCAAAGAGACTTTTGGGACAGTCTTTGGGATGAAGAAAATTGACGCGGACACAGTTGAATTTCGGGCCAAGCGCAATGGCGTTGACAGAAGCGGCAAGATCAACCAAGCGCCAAAGGTCATAGATGGTATGAAGCAACCATTGGCCGACACCGCCATTTGGAGCGGCTCTAAGGGCAGCATCAAGGTTACTGCGTTCCCATCATCAAACCCGCAAACAAACCCACCACAGCACGGCATTAGCTTGCTAATTGACACAATTCAAATCACTGAGGCGGTTTATGGGAGCGTCGATGAAGACTTTGAAGAGGTATCAATGGACACCGCATTAGACGATTTTGGCCCAGCCAAAGGGGAAACAACCATCGCACAGGCACCACCTGAAGCCATTTTAGAAGACGATGAAATCCCGTTTTAAGTAAAAAGCCCCGGTAGTTGGGAAGCTACCGGGGCAATCTAGGAAAAAGAAAACAATACCAAGATGGGAGCATATTGTTCACAATGCAAAGTTTATCAAAGTCAAGCCACATAGGCAAGCAAAGGTTTTTGCTGGCTCACGGGGCATTAGACACCCGAATTAACGACGTAGGCACCGAATATCAGGGCATAAGCCTAAAAGACATAGCCGCGCTAGTTAACGAGCCTCAAGCCACTGATAAGGCTAAAGCATCCTTTATAATACCGTCCACCTATCGCCAGCATGACGCCAGAAGTCACGCAGCACAGCGGCAGAACGGCGAATATTGGATGCTGGCCCTTGATGTAGATGAGGGCGATCCGTCCCTTACCGAGTTAAAAGGAGCCGTTAACGCGGTCATAGGCAACGCTTCAGCCCTCATATATAGCTCATCCGGGGCAACAGAGGAAAACCGCAAGTGGCGTGTCCTAATACCTTTAGCAGAGCCGATCAGCGGTGAAGACTACGTTGATGCACAGTTGGCACTATTTGATTTAATGCAGAGGGAAGGCATTACATGCGATGCCGCCCTATCTCGCTCTGGACAGCCCATATACCTCCCTAACGTGCCGCAAGAGCGTCGAGATGATCTAGGCAACCCTTCCTTCTATCACGGCGTCAGAAGCCGTGGAGATGGCTTACTGATAGCAACGGAAAGCAACATCTGGGCAAACTTACTATATCGACGCAAGAATCAAGAGATAGCAGAGCAAAAGGCAGCGGCAGAACGCTCACTGAGAGCCAGAGAGCGCCTAGAGAAGCGTGAATTGCACGGCGGTGATGATCCAGTTGCAGAGTTCAACCAGCGTCACAGTGTCTCTGACATGCTCCTTAACAACGGCTATGAGCGTCAAGGTAGGTCAGACAGCTACAGATCACCAATGCAAACGTCTGGGTCGCACGCTACCAAAGATTTCGGCACGCATTGGGTTAGCTTGTCAGGGTCAGATCAGGCCGCAGGGTTAGGCCAATCAAGCGGTGATTTCTGTTGGGGTGATGCCTTTGACCTCTATTGCTACTTTGAGCATGGTAACGATATGAAAGCGGCTGTCAGAGCCTATGGCGCAGAGTTAAGGCCAACGCCAACGCAGCACAGAGAGGCTATCGTTCAGGCAGCTACAGAGCCAGAGAGGCCGAAAGCTACAATCATCATACCGAATGCGGAGCAAAAGCCGATCTTCTGGTTGAAAGACGCCGAGCCAGTTCTGACATCCTCATACATGATAAAAGGCTGGCTGGGCAGCGGTCAAATGTCAGTGGTCTATGGTCCATCAAACGTCGGAAAGAGCTTCTTTTGCCTGGATATGGCCCTCTGCATCGCCGCTGGAATTGAATGGCAGGGCAGTAAGGTCAGAGGCGGACCAGTGTTATATCTGGCCACTGAAGGCGGAAACGCATTCCAGAGCCGCTGTGTGGCCCTTAGAAAGCAATATGATCTATCAGAAGCACCTCTAGCTGTTAGGCCATCACCCGTTGATCTACTGCGACCAGAGGCCGATCTGGCTGGCTTAATTGAGCTGTGCAAGCAAATCGAAGCCGATAAAGGTGCGCCAATCAGTATGATTGTGATCGACACTTTGTCTCGCGCAATGGCTGGCGGCGACGAAAACGGGCCAACAGATATGACATCCTTCATCGCTAATGCAGACGCGCTGCGCGATGTTACTGGCGCTCACATTATGATCGTGCATCACTCTGGCAAAGATACAGCCAAAGGTGCGCGTGGTCACAGCTCACTCAGAGCCGCTACGGACACCGAAATTGAGCTGGAAGTTGAAGGGCCATTACGGACGGCAACGGCTACTAAACAGCGCGACCTTGAGCCTCAAGAGCCATTTGTGTTCAATCTAAAGGTGCATGAATTGGGCAAAGATGAGGATGGCGATGCGGTCACAACCTGTACCATTCAGCAAGCCGATCCCGA